CTGCCACTCTAAATCGCGAGTGCGATCAGAGTTAACCTTCAATAGGTTCGCATCTGATTGGTCCAAGCGTGAAACTTGTCTAAGGAACTTGAAGACAGAGGTAAATCACTCTCGAGAGTTTCTTAGTACGTGTCTTCATTCGGTCGTTTACGAAAGTAGCGATAAGGATGGAGGAGCACGATTCTCAAGCACCTTACAAGGGGTGCCTGCGGCCCCAGAAATGGGAAACCGAATTTAATATTTCCAGCGCGATGGTAGTTCCTCTTGTTGGAGGGACCGCGATGATAATCCACAGTCATGTGAGATTGATTCCGACGAAGCTAAATGTATGGGTAAACCCAGCACTTCGTCCGTTTCAAAGTAGCATGGCTTGTGGAACTAGGGTTACCACAGTATAACGGCAATTCCCGTTATGCGAGGGGATCGATCCCCGTCTACATGGGCTTGGTTACACTGAAAGGTGGCCCTAGCTCTTGATACAGTGAGAGATTGGTTAATTCCCTCTCTCCCTCTGTTAAGAGTTAGCATAGAAGTCTGTGCAGGTGTAGCCCCTCAACGGGGTTCCCGCCAGCCGGAGCAACTACACATAAAAATGAAATTCAGATCATCACTTGACAATCTAATTTCACGTGCAGTGCGAAATATTAATGGCATGTTCTCCAGAAATGGAGGACGATCACTGATCAACCTATTTGAAAGACTAGGTCGAACAGTGGTCACTACCAATAAGTCTTGGATTCGTTGCTATAAGGCTTATGCAGTTTTCTGTTATAAGCTTTATAGGGAAGGAGGATCGAGGTATTTAACAATATACCTTAAAGCCTCCTCAGTACTTCTCCAGCAAGCGGTGGGTGGTCAAAATGACACTAATCCCCGCCTCTTGGGAGCGGCAGTTTCCAGAACATCCTCAGGATTACCAAGGGTAATACCTGCTTTGATGAGGAAACGTATCATGAATCGTGAAACTAGAGTCATTAAGCTCTGGTTGTCACTATTTAATTTGTACAGGATTATTGAATGTCCTCACAAATTAAAACTATCCACGATTACTGATCCAGGGAAGACGGACATCGGACCGCTTCTCGAGTCAATGAAACCTTTCATTGGCGGTTTCCTTGCCTCTCTGAAGGCCCTTTCCGGGCTGACGGAGTTACCGTTGTCGGAGTCAAATCTGACAGCGTTAAAGGCAGAACCCTTCATAATTCCGAAGAGTTCACCAGCAATTGAGGGAAGAGAGAGCGCTGTTCCTCCACAGTTTAATCCATCGAAAGATGAGTTAACTTGGGGGAGTACCTCGCCTCTTGCTATCTACAAGTCCGCCGGTCTTCTACGTACTGATGAGGTCTTATGACCCGTCATCTCCAAATGATGTTCCCTAACTGGGAATCATTGGGTTGTAGAGAAAATCGAATTGTGGACAAAGGATTTTAACTTTGACGCACTTCGAGGACACGTTGGACGAGTAGGGTTCAAGAAAGAACCAGCTGGGAAAGTAAGGGTGTTCGCAATGGTGGATTGCTGGACCCAGTGGCTGTTAAAGCCATTGCATCTAGCAATATTCTCATTGTTGAAGAAGATTCCACAAGATGGAACCTTTGATCAGCATCGGCCAGTCCACCGTCTTTTAATGGAGATGGAGGATAGGGGCCATAAGGAAGTCTATTCTTATGACCTCTCGGCTGCTACTGATCGGTTGCCTATCGCATTACAAGAGCTGCTTCTCGGTCCATTACTAGGATCCGAGCTGTCGGCTCTGTGACGGGCCTTGTTAACTTTCCGAGGTTACAAGGCGCGGAATAAAGAGTTTGGTGTAAATACCACTCTTTATTATGCCGTAGGGCAACCCATGGGAGCACTGTCGTCCTGGGCCATGCTAGCGCTTACGCACCATTTTATAGTGCAGTATGCTGCTAGTTTGACCCGGAAAGGTACTGCGTTTATCTGATTTAGATCGTACGCCGTCTTAGGAGATGATATTGTAATCTCTGATAGGAGGGTTGCTAAAAAGTACTTTGAGGTGATGTCCGCACTTGGGGTGGAGATTGGCTTAGCCAAATCTCTAGAGTCTTCTAAGCGAACTTTGGAGTTCGCGAAGAAGTACTTCGTGCCACAAGATGCGTCACCGATTCCTTTCAAGGAGTTACTTTCTGCGGAACATAATTCGAGTGCATTAATGGAGTATGTACGTAAATTCAATCTACGTATTCCTGATGCACTTCATCTTATGGGGTTTGGCTGAAAGGTCAAATCCGCACTGCATAAAGGACTTTGAGAAATGGGCGCTAGAGCACGACGAATTATCGTCATGCTTACCTCACCTGATGGTCCCTTTGGAAGGGAGCTTCGTGAGTGACTAGTCATGCATTCACTAGTTAAGAATCAAGACCACGATGAGTGGGACAGAGAAATCTGCTCATTCATTGCGGTGGAGATTCCGATACTGAAGCGGCGTGTGAAACAGCTTGAAAAGCTATTACTGCCGTGGGATGACTGTGCTAGAGGCGCCGGTGCTGAGTACCTGACTTATATTTGAGATCAGAATATGGTAGATATGACTTTGGAGTCTATCTATAATCCCGATACCTATGTCAATTCCTTATTTAAGGATTGTGCTTGACGTCCTGAATCTAAAAAGATTTGGGATGCCAACCAGATTAGCTCGTGAGAGCGAAACTGGGTAGATACCGTGGATACCATATATGGTCCAAATATGACCAGTATTTGAAGGTCTGTGAAAGGACTTTCAAATGCTGTTCGGCAGCTCGAACATCGGACTGAGAAAGTTTCATCAGCGTCCCTTGAGGAAGTAGATTTATATTTCCTTGAGGAGCGTGAGCCAGTAGAAGACCTTTTTGGGCTTCTGCAGGCTCTTTGAATGAAAGTTGATCAGATTGAAGACGAGCTGTCGCACGTCTCTTTAAGACAGGGTAAAGGCTGATACAGAGAAGGTGTGAAAACCTTCCTGGATCCTGCCGTGAACTTGTCTAAGAGATGAGTACGACTAACATCGAGATTAAGATCTAAGACTTAGAGGGCCATTGGAATTCCGTAGTTTGCCACCGTGTGACTACTACAGTAATGCGCCAAGGAGTGAGGACTCGAAAGAGCAACCTCTTAGGGTGAACCCCAACCTTGGTGGCCTTGCTGTCTGTATAACATAGGAGTAAGCCGGGATAATCCAATGGAAAAACATCCGAAATAACGCATCTGAGCGTG